GAGGGTGCGCTCCGCGCAGAGACGAGGGTATCGATGCAACCCCGATGCCCGGTGGGGGTGATGGAGGGGCGGCTGTGTGGGTGGGTGGACCTGGGGACGCAGAGGAATCGCTTTGGCTCCCCAGCGGCAGGTGCCGGCGCGGGGAAAGACAAGGGGCTGCGCAGGGTGATGCTGACGTTCTGCGTGCGGGGCAGCGCCGGGGAGACGTGGCGAGTGAGCCGGGAGTTCACGCTGTCAGGCGGGCCGCGCAGTGCGCTGCGGGCGCTGCTGGAGGCCTGGCGTGGCCAGCCGTATGCGAGTGATGAGGAGGCGTGGCAGGCGGTGCGGCAGCCGCTGCGGGTGCTGGAGCGGCCGGGGCTGGTGAGGATCGGCCACCGGGCGGGGAAGGACGGCCAGATGTGGCCGCAGGTGGAGGGTGTGTGGCCGATGCTGAAGGGGGTGCAAGCGCTGCCGCTGCGCTGGCCGCCGGTGTATTTCACGCTGGAGGCGCCGTGCCGGGAGACGTTTCAGGGGCTGCTGCCGTGGGTGCAGGTGAAGGTGCGGGCGAGTGAGGAGTGGGGGCGGCTGGAGCGTGGGGAGGGGAAAGTGAAATAGTAGCTCTGGAGCGCAGCGGAAGCAGCCGAAGGCAACATGGACGAACACAGATACTGAAAACTGAGAACTGAAAATTTTAAATTGATGAAGACCACCGATATTCCTCCAGATCACCTTTTACTCATCAGGCGATGGTGGGATGTGGTCGATCAGCGGGGGCGGCCTAGCTGCCCTTGTGGAGAGGTGCATGCGGCAAGGAATATTCGACCTCATCGGCACGCCTGTCCTGTGTGGCAAAGTTATTGTGCCTGCCGTGGCTACTTCAAAGGACTCACGCCGCCGCCCTTTGAAACCTTCGATCAAACGCTATGAGCGGTTTATTTTATGAACTCGACCAATGTTCCAAGTGATAATCTGAAGGTGGAGACAATCCTAGGCCTGATAAAGCAGATGCCGGTGGTGCCGCTGAATCCGTTTGAGGCTTTGTTGAAACGGGAGGGCTTTGATCCGGATCGAGATGAAGTACTCCTGATCGTGCCCCACGATTGGCTAGTTTCGGAGTTAGGACATTGGCTGAGCCAGCCCAAAAAATGGCTGAAGCTGAGCAGGCATGTAGATCAAGTTTACCTGATGGACGTGGGCAAGGCGGAAAGGTCCTTGAAGGAATGTATCACCGTTTCTGAGGACTGATCACTTCCTTACTTGAGGTAGCCCAAGCGGCGGAGGACTTCGATCTGCTGGACTTCAACGAGGGCGTTGAAGATTTGGAGCTGCTGGGCCTGGAGCTGCTGCTGGTAGGCCACGCGGGCCTGCTCGATGCGCTTGGCCTCGGCGATGGCGCGGGGATCGGCGGCTTTGCGGGCGGCAATGGCATCACGTGCTGCTTGCTCGCTGGCGAGGTGGGCGGCGGTGGCGCGTTGTTCGGCCTCGAAAACCTGAAGGCGTTGGAGGTAGTCCGCTTGGCGCTGGGCCTTGGCTTCGGCGGCAGCGGCTTTTTCTTCAGCGAGACGCGCGCGTTGTTCGGCCAAGGCGATTTTGTCGTTAGCGGTGGACACGCCCAGTTTGGCGCGTGAGGCGGCATCTAGGTTGACCACGGGCTCCCACCAGCTGGTGCTTTTGATGTCTGTGACATAGGCTGTGGTGCCGTCGTTGCTGAGTTTACTGACGAAGCCGCGGAAATGAACACCGTTGATGTAGAAGTCATCGGCAGCGTGCAGGCTGGTGAGGGCGATGAGGGAGAGCAGTAGGGAAGTGATGGTGGCTTTCATGGGGGAAACTTAGGCGTGGGCGGGGAAAGTCAAGTGGAGGACGGAAGCGGTTTTGTAATGGCCCATCCTTCGCCAAGGCTTCCCCCTTCGCTAAAGCTACGGAGGACAAGCCGGAGGGTGCGCTGCGCGCAGAGGGCGCTGGTTGAGCCCTGCGGCTCAACCAGCGCAGCCATGCGTTGCGGGGTGGGTGATCTGGGGTGAGTGTTGGGGATGGCAGACCGAGCCAGCAGAAGACAGCACGAGGCCGCGGCCCGTGGTGCCGGAAAGAGAACACCGACAGTCCGCCGCAAGGCCGCAGCGAAGACGATGAAGAAAGCCACCGGGCGGAAGCCTGCTGTGGCTGAACGTGTGTTGGGGAGTGGGAAGGGGATTGGCCGAAAAAAGGCGCCAAGAATAGGCAAAAAGGGGAAAGGTAAAAAAAGGGCAGAGAAGAAGGCGGGATGGACGGCGGAGCAGATGCTGGCGAATCCGGCGCAGGAAAGGTTCTGCCAGTTGTATGCCGATGGCCGGTTTTCGGGGCGTTCCTGTTATGCCCAGGCATTTGGATCTGAGAATGACGGGACGTGCCGGACCATGGCCTGCTCTCTTTTGACAAATGCTGACATCCAGCAGCGGATTGCGTGGTTGCGCGAGGAATCGCTGAAAAACTGGAAGTGTGAGAAGGAAGAGGTGATGCGCTTCCTGCATGCCGTGGTGATGACGCCGGTGGGGTACGTGGATGAAGAGAGCCCGCTGGCGCAGGAAGTGACGCGGGACATCATCGAAAAAGGGGACGATGAGCCGGATGTGCTGAAGGTGAAGGTGAAGATGCCGGGCAAGAAGGAGTGTGCGGAGCTGCTGGCCAAGATGCAGGGCTGGGAAAAGCCTGCGGAGGTGAAGCTGAACGTGAGCTATGAGCCGCCTGCGCAGGCGCTGAAGCGTGCGGCGGACAAGGGTGTGGACCTGGTGAGCATTTTGAAGAAAGCGGGGATTCTGGCGACTTCGTGAGCGCTGATTTTTGGCAAAGGAATGAAGGAGCAAAAGAATGACTGAATTATGAGCATTGGAAATATCAAATCGACTGTGTTGAGGCGGATTCTACTGGTGATAACGCTGCCAGTGATCGCGCCCATTGCCGTGATAGGCATTGCTGTGGAGGCTGGACTGAGAGCGCTGCCTGAAGTGTGGCATTGTTTCGTTGAAGTTTGGGCCAAAAAGTAACGCTATGAACAACTCAAGGACACCGGCGCATGAAATGGATGAAGAGCGGCTGCATGTGGCGGCGGGGCGGAACTCGTTTCGCTACTGGTTTCAACTATGCCAGCGCATCCCGCTAAAGAATGCGTTTGGGGAGGATGGGAATCTGGATTTCCCGGTGATGACCCCGCTGCAGGACCGGCTGGAAGCGGCGCTGGAGCAGCAGCAGGCGGACAAGGTGCCGATGCGGACGCTGGCCTGTAAGGTGCGCCAGGACGGCAGCAGCCGCTTTCACATGTGCCGCGCGTACTGGATGGGAAGGAACCACCCCATTGAGGTGGCGGTGATCGCCGATGACAAGAACACGACGCCGCGCCTGCTGAACATGTGGGAAGTGGCCTACCAGCAGGACCGGTTTGGGGACCACCGCTGGGGGAACGTGGCGGCCTGCGTGGGGTTTCCGCGCAAGTTCAGCCATGGCACGACGCTGTTTGAGGAAACGGCCAATGATCCCCGCGCCGGCCAGGGCGGGACGCCGCAGGTGCTGATTTCTTGCGTCCCTGGTGATACTCCCGTGATTGTTGAGCACGGCTGGGTCAAACCCATTTGTGAAGTGAAGCCAGGGGAGCGGCTACTCACTCACAATGGGAATCCTGCCACCGTAACTGCCGTGGTGGGCAAGCCCAATAATAAAGGAGACCTCTACAAACTGGATGTGGCGTGTGCTCAATATGGCATCGCCTTCACTTACGATCACAAGATTTACACTCAACGCGGATGGTTAAAGGCCGAAGACATCATTCCTGGAGATCATGTTTCCATGCCCATTCGCAAGATCAATGGCACGCGAAAATCAACCATGATGCCGCTGGCTTTACGTGCCGACGCGAAGAGTCAAGGCGATGAAGTGGCGCTAGATCGAGAGTTCGGCTTTTTCTGCGGTTACTATTTGGCCGAAGGCCATTTGAAAAAGAACTCATCGGACGGAAAGAGGATGTGCGGAATCATCTTTACGCGGCACAGATCTGAGTCGGAGTATGCAGACAGGGCTTTCCGAGCGGTTGAAAAACTGGTGAAAACACAAACGATCACCGATAGAAAGGGGAAACTCAGCAGCGAGAATGCCATTTACTCAGCAACACTAGGTCAGTGGATTTTTGAAAATTTCGGGCGCACGCAAGGCAAGCAAATACCCGATTGGGTGTTTGAATGTTCTGTGGAGTTCGTGGAAGGACTTCTTACCGGATATTTTTGTGGTGACGGAAGCAAGGGAAAGCGTGATAAATACGACCGTGTGTCGGCTACCACTGTCCAATGCTCAATCGCCACGCAGATTCGTGATTTAATCGCGGCCCTCCGCATTGGCTGGGCATCGCTTGATTACAGGCCGGGAGGCAATAATTATGGGCGAAACTGCCGCGCAAACTATACGATGCGCTACGGAGGGCAAGCTGGGACAAAGTTGAGAGCGTTAATGGGGCTGCCATCACATCGTTGCGCCGGTCTTCGCAAGGCCGGAGCTGGGGCTGTATTGTGGGGTGAGCATTATTGGCTGCCGGTGCGTGGCGTAACGAGGGTGCCGTGTGATGAGGTTTATGACCTGTCCGTTGATCATCCAGACCACTCGTTTCGCACGCTTGATTACTCAATCAGCAATTCTGAAACGGCGCATTACCGCAGCAGCGGTAAATCCACGGGAGAGACGGTGTTTCAATCGATCGCCAACTCGGTGCCGGATTTGCCGGGGACGTGGATGGCGCTGGAGAGCACGGCCAACGGCAAGCAGGGGGTGTATTACAAGACCTACCTCAAGGCTGTGACGCTGGTGCAGTGGCAGAACGGCCTGCGAGGCAATGGCTTCATCAAGTGCTTTGCGGCGTGGTTTGAAAACCGCGACTACGACGACACGCACCGCACCACGGAACGCGAGGCGGGCGAGATCATGGCCACGCTGACGGAGCGTGAGGTGTCGCTGATCGAGCGATACGGACCCAAAAATATCACGCCCGGAAGACTGGCCTGGCGGCGGCGCAAGCTGGCGGAGCCGCATTTCAGCGGGGACGAAGAGAAGTTTGACCAGGAGTACCCGCACAGCATGGACAGTGCGTTTGTGAGCAGCGGGACGCAGGTGTTTGACCATGCGGGACTGGAAACGCTGGCCACGGTGGTGAATACCGGCAGCGGGCCGCAGACGGGCAAAATTGAGAACGGGGTGTTTGTGAGAACTGGGCTGATGGAAGCCTGGCTGCGGCTGTGGGAGGTGCCCATCCCGGGCTGCAGCTACCTGCTGCATGCCGACTTCATGGAGGGCGAGCAGAGCGCCGGGGATCGCAAGCAGGACTGCCATGCCGTGGGAGTGATCCGCGCGGCGTATGTGGACCCCAGTGGTGTGATGCACAAGGCGCGGCTGGTGGCGGCGATCAAGCCGGAGTGCCGGGTGAACATCGACGTCATGATTGGCTGGATTGCTGATCTGCACCGGATGTTTGGTGAGTGCCTGGTGGTGCCCGAGGTGAACAGCGCGTTTGGCGTGATCGCCCTGCTGAATGCCGCAGGTGTACACAACCTATGGACGCGCACCGAGAGCGAGGAGCAGCGGCGGATTGGCGAGGGCAAGCAGCTGCGCAAGCGGGGATGGCTGACCACGGAGCCGCTGCGGGAGCAGATCATCGCCAACCTGCAGCGGTATGTGCGGGAGCGGGAGATCGAGATCGGGTGTCCGCGACTGCTGGAGGAACTGCAAAACTTCATTACCAAAGCCAACGGCAGAAAAGAAGCGGCGGGTGGGTATCACGACGACTGGGTGATGAGCTTTGCCATCGGCGTGCAGTGCCTGCCGGCGGCGACACGATTCGCGCACCGGATGCCGGTGGTGGAGATGGCCGAGGGGAATCACAAGCCGCTGGGGGACTGGGGGGAGGGTGGTCGGACGTGGGGTGGCGGGAGTGGCGGGAAAGATGAGGCGTGGGGGTAGTGCCCGTCCTTCGTCCTTCGTCCTTCGCCCTTCGGGCTACGGAGGGTGCGCTGCGCGCAGAGGGCGCTGGTGAAGCCTGATAGCTTCACCAGCGCAGACATGCGTTGCGGGGGAGGGGGCGGGAGTGTTGAATGGGCGGGAACTTTTCCTTTACTGATCATGACCGGCATTTACGCGAAAAACGGCAAGCTTTGGCAGGTGAATCAGCAGCGCGACAAGGCGCAGGCGGCGGCGGATGCCGATGTGGACCTGGCTACGGCGGAGGATACCCAGGCGGCTGGACAGCAGGCGGCGCAGCGCTGGAACAGTGCGGCACTGGCCGGGGCACGACGTCGGGCTGGTGGCAGCACGTATCGGCATCGGGGAACGACAATGAGCTCGGCCCCGAGCATGCTGGACAAGGCGAACATCGACGCGGTGGCGGCGGCACGCCGCAAGAGGGCCAAGGCCAATACTGAGTTGGCTTATCAGGACCAGCAGGTGACGTTTCAAGCAGCGCCGGTAATCTCGCTTTGGTAAGTTCTCCAATTTCCTCCCCAATACCCACCCCAGCTTATGCCCTCCAATCTTGCCCAGGCCCGCCGCAACTACTACGGCGGCAACACCAACAATGCCGCCGCCGAAATGGACAGCGGCACGCTGTATTACAATGCTGATGGCAGCAAAACGGGGGCCCGCATCGATGGGCGTGTGAAGCGCAAGACCATGATGGGTGGGCGCAGCCAGGGACCGATCAGCAGCCGGCCGAACCGCAGTGAGGCGATGGAGCAGGAGGCGGAGGCGCAGATGGAGGCCTCGCGCCAGAAAGGGGAAGCGCGAGCACGGGCGCAGGAACAGGCGGCCAAGGGCTCCCGATCTGGTAATGGGTATGATGTGCCGGTGGGTGGCGCTGCTAAGCCGGCAGGCTACTGGAAAGAAGGCCGCAGTGCTGGCAGCCAGGTTTACGTTCCGGGAAGTCCGCCTGCTGCTGCAACTGCTGACAAATCCTCACAGGATACGACGCCCGCGCAACGTGCCTTGATGCTCGCTCGGCGTGTGTGGAAATCGCAAAGTGACATGAAGGCCAAGCAGGACCGTAACTTTTCGAGGCAGCGCGCGGACATGGAGCGCAACCCGCAGCAGTATCCGGCATCCACCGCTCGTAAGATGACCACGGGCATGGCAGCCTTGCGTGAAGAAGCGCGCAAGCGGGGTGACTTGGACAAGTACTGAGTTTCTGACAATCGCAACGGTGGCTGGCAGTCCACACATCTAGATACGCTTTACTGCCACCTTGAGGGCAGGCGCAGCGCCGCTGGCAGGGTTGATTTGAAAACCCTGATTCCAACGACGCTGATTTTATGCCTGCCGATCTGAACTACCTGCTGCAAGCCCGCCGCAATCGCTATGCCCAGCCAGCCGGAGGGACTGCGCGCGCGAGCAGTGAAGACCCGAGGACGGCGGTGGAAGAAGAGGCGTTTCAGGCGGAGAGCAAGCGGCTGAAAGAAGCGGCGAAGGAACAAGCGGCAGCGGCTGAGGATGCTGCCAAGGCCTATGAAAGCGGGCGCAAAGCTGCAGAGAAGGAGGCGCTGCGGGCGCGCAACAATGAGATGGAGGCCAAGGCCCGGCGTGAAAAGCGGCCGATCTACACCGATGCCGATGGTAGGATTCAGAGCCAGTACACGGATGAGGAGTGGGAGGCCAAGAAAAAGCTCAAGGCCAAGAACGACCAGCTGCGCACGCAGTACTTCAAGGAGAACCGTCCCTGGGTAGAAGATGCCGAGGGCAACATGATTGCCCGTCACACGGATGAAGAGTGGAACACGCTGAAGGCGGAGAAGGCCGCCAAGGAAAAGGCCAAGCTGCTGGATGAGCAGGCGAAGGCTTACCGCGAGCAGAAAGGGCAGGCATTGACCAACGTGGATGACCAGGCGGCCCAGGTGATGCGCGGTCTGGATCTGGAAGGCCAGGACCTGACGCTGAAGCATAAGGCCAAGCTGGACACGGTGAAGAAGGCCAACAACCAGATCAAGGTGCTGGAGAAAGAGATCGAGGACGGGGAGACGGAGGGCGGCCAGATTCTGAATGCAGCAGAACTGGCCAAGCGCACGGCGGCGCGGCAGGCGCTGGTGGCGGAGCGTGACCGGGTGCAGGCTGAGACGGATGACGCCGAGGCGAAGCTGCGGGCGCACGAGGTGCGCAAGCTGGAGTACAGCAAGGCCAACAACGAGGTTCAGGGCTGGCTGCAGAAGCAGAAGCACGGGCTCAAGACGGAGATGCCGCCCGTGGTGATGGGGGTAAAGGGGGGCGAGGCGGAGAAGGAAGTGCCGCAAAAAGGCGCAAAAACCGCTGCAAAAAAGGAAGAGACTGAGGCTTATGGATACCCCATTAAGTCAGCGCAGGAAATGGGACTTGATGAGTATCTGAAATCCCACCCGGACGTTGCTGGTATGGCATGGGGAGGCGGTGAAAACGATTCATCACCCGATGAGCCACGAGTCATTGTTGTTAACCCCCACAACAAATACATGTCCGACCCGGAAAAACGGGGAGGACTTGCCAAGATCGAAGCGGCCCGGCATAAAATGTCGGAAGTCGGTTATGCACCTGATTTTTCAATCAGTCCTGAGCAGCAAGAATGGAGGAAAAAGCTCGGCCCGTACGCGACGGACGACAAAGCATTCAAGCAATCCATTGTTTCGAGGCTGCTGGCTCACGATGATGTGCCAGGTGTGACGGAGGAGCAGAAGAAAGCCGCAGATGAATTTGAAGCTGCACATTTCGGCAAGGGAATGAAGGAGCAAGGGAATGCCGGAACCGGAGACCGGAGCCAGTTGCAAACTGGCGCTCCCAGTAAAGAAGAAGTGGTACGCAAGGCGGTGATTGAGGGGCGGATTTCGGCGCTGGCGGAGGATGATTCGCTTTCGGATGAGGAACGCAAGGCGGGGCTGACGCGGCTGATGCTGCAGCGGGATGATCCGCAGGCGTATGAGGCGGGGGTGATGCAGGAGTTTGAGGGGATGCCGCCGGAGAAGCTGAATGAGGCGCTGGACGGGCATTTGCAGGATTTCGAGATGCGCAAGCAGGACTGGCAGGCGCGGCGTGATGCGCTGCGGCAGCAGACGCAGGCGGTGAATGCCGAGGTGGACACTGTGCTGGCGCGCAATGCGCAGCGGCTGCAGCAGCCGCACAAGGCGGCGGACTTGATCGAGTACACCACGGGGGACGGTGGCAAGGTGAGTGTGTTTAAGGACCTGGTGCCGCAACTCGAGCAGGCGCAGGAGAAGGCGGGGACGTTTGAGAAGCAGCACCAGGCGGAGATGGACCAGATCAACGCCGAGGGTGGGGAACTGGAGCGGGCGGCGAAACTGATTCACGCCGGCGGAGGTGTGCTGCAAAAAAAGCACGAAACGGCCCAGGTGGCCGCCAAGGCTGAGCGGCAGAAGGTGTATGACCAGCTCAACGCCATCCCGGGCGCAAAGCTGGGGGATGAACTGGCGAAGGTGGACGAGGCCGTGGCCAAGCACCAGGGCGGCGATGACGTGAGCCTGCATGAGTGGGCGAAGCAGGAGCGCGAGAAAATCATCGAGCGCGCCAAGGCGATGCCGGAGCAGGCCAAGAAGTTTTACGAGGAGTGGGGCAAGAAGCTGGACTACGACTGGACGGACACCCACCCGGAGTTTTCCGGGGTGGACACCAACATGGGGATCGAGGCCAAGAAGTACGGCATCACGGATAAGGAGGGTGCGCGCTACTGGCTGATCACGATGTCGCAGGCGGACTGGAGCAGGCCGAACAACATCGGCGGCAAGGAGATCGACCCGGCGAAACAGGATTTCCGCTTTCTGCCGAATGGCAACATCACCGTGAATCCGGGCTACCTGCTGGACAAGGAAGGCTACGAGCAGGTGGTGAAGGACAGCCAGGCCACGCCGGAAGCAAAGAAGCAGGCGCTGGAGGTGAGGCAGCAGATCGCCCCGGAACTGGCCACGCAGGCGCTGGAGGCGCTGCGGCAGAACAGCGACATGAAAGCGTGGCTCGATGAGAACACGAGCGGCACGGATTTGCAGCGCATGGAGCAGTTCACGGCCAAGATGAAGGCCGGCGGCTGGACCACGGCGGCGCTGATGCGATTCCAGGCCGCGGCGGCGGGGATCGGCGCGAGCTGGATGGGGGCTGCGGGCGCGGTGACCGGAAGTGACACCTTCCTGCAGGCCGATGTGCCGAGCATCCTGAGTGCCGACTGGTGGAAGAAGCGCGCGGATGTGTTCAGCCATGCGGCTGGTGTGGCGGAAAAGGGAACGGGTGTGCTGGGCAAGTATGCGGCCATGGTGGTGGGAGGCCTTCCCAGTGTGCTGGAGAGTGTGGCGGCGGGTGCGGCCACCGGAGGACTGGCCAAGATCGGCGGACTGGTGAGGACAGCCAAAGGATTGCAGGCGGCGCAGATGACCGGTGCGGCGATCGATGCCGGGATTCAGCAGGGTGGCAGCACTTTCAATGATGCGTACCAGCATTACCTGGAGCAGGAGATCGGCAAGCTGGGCGGTGAGGACATGAAGGACCCGACGGCGGAAGAGGTAGAGCAGGCCAAGGCCGAGGCACGTGCGAAGGCGCTGAAGCCGGCAATTTTGGATGCGGTGCAGACCGGGGCGTTGACGGCGCTGGGAGGTGCCAAAGGTGCCGAGGCGCTGCTGCGCACGGGGACGGATCAAGCAGTGAAGAAGGCGTTCAAGACGGGACTGGGCAAGGTTCTGGCGGGGATCGGTGTGGATGCTGGGGAAGAGTTTCTGGAGGAGTATGCCAACCAGTTTGTGAGCGGGGTGATCGCGCAGGCGAGCTACAACCCGCAGCTGACCGTGAAGGATGTGTTCAGCCAGGCGCTGGATGCGGGCATTGTGGGCGGGCTGCTGGGTGGCGGGATGGGGAGTGTGAAGGCGGTGGGGGATTATCGGAATGAATGGAAAATGAACGTGACAGGCAATGAATTGCCGAAGCCGGAGGCCGGAACTGAGGCGGACAGGAGTGTCCGCGCTCCCCTCACTGCGGAGCAGTTCATGGCTGAACCAGTAATCACCCCAGAGGCTGGGGCAGCACCGGCGGCGGAAGTGGTGCCGGAAACCCCTGGGCAGAGTCAGAGTCCGGACCAGAGCCAGTTGGCAACTGGCGCTCCCAGTACCAAGCCCACGGTGGAGGAGGCGCGGGCGGAGCTGGCGAGCTTTGCTCCGGAGGGGATGGCACCGCATCAGGTGGAGGCGACGAAGGCCAAGGCCGAGGTGCTGCTGCGCATGGCGCAGGGGGAGACGCTGGCGGATTTCACGGATGAAGAGCTGCGGCAGGTGGGGCTGAACCGGGACGGGACGCCGGGGCACTATGAGACGGTGCTGGTGGACAAAAAGGACCCGCAGGGAGCGCGCACGAGCGTGTGGAAAAAGGGCGTGCGCCCGGATGGATTCCAACCGGTGGTGGTGGAGGACGGGGAACTGATCATCACGCAGCGGCAGCTTGATAACCTGGGCAAGCGTTTGCCGGCGGTGGCGGCGCAGATCGGGAAGAGCGAGGTGGAGAGGAGGCGGGAGATTGGGGCGAAAGGGAAAGTTGAAGGTTTAAAGTCTCAAGTTTCAAGTTCCAAAACGGCGGAACCGGAGGATGGGACCGGAGGTGGACAGGAAAGCACGGCTGCAGAAACTGACCAAGAATACAAAGCCGCGAAGACTACTGAGGATAAGGCGCGTATCATCGACGCGGAAGCATCAAAGAAAGGCTTGGTTAAAGTGTACCAAGGCGTTGCAGGCGGGAAGGTCAAAGGCAACAAGTTCTCAACAAAGGAGATTGGACTCACTGGTTCCGACAAATCAAAACAAGGCTATCACTTTTCCACAAAGAAAAGCGTGGCAGACAACTACGCCAGAGTGGCAAAAGGAAAGACCTTGGAGTTTTTTATTGATCCAAGAGACGCTTATGTGGTTGAAGGAACTCACAACTTCCATGGCTCCGACGCTCAGGCAATCTTTGCATCAGGCAAGAAGATCATCCTATTCAAGAATGTAGATGATGTCCATGGAGTCGCTGACAACTACATGGTGGCTCCAGGTTACGAGCACCTCATTAAATCAGCCAATCCAATCGAGACAGATGACGCTGGCAAGGAGATACCGCCCTCTCGTCGATTCGACCCATCCACGGCAGACATTCGCGGATCATCAGTCAGCGTGGAAACCGTCGCGCCTGAAACCGCCAAGCAGGTAGAGTCCAGAGGTCAAAGCAAGCCGGAGGCTCGTGCTACGGTTGAGACTGCGGCGGCGTTTGATCCGGCAGTGGAGCAGCGGGTGGATGAGATCGGGGCGGAGCTGGCGGGTCGGGGACTGAGCGGGGAGCAGGCGCTGAAGGCGGCGCGTGGGGTGGTGGGGCGCATGGGCGTGATGGGGCCGAAGTATGAGGTGCAGATGATCGACCCGGCGTTTGAGGAGGCGATGAAGGCGGAAGGATTCCAGCGGGATCCGGCCAAGATGACGCGCTGGATGGCGCGGGGGCAGTTCAAGGCGGAGACGCGGGGGGAGAAGCCGGTGATGAGGAAGGCGGAGGAGCCGGAGAAAAGGACAGAAACGACTGAAAGGACGGAAAGGACGCCGGAAAGCCAGAGTCAGAGCCAGAATGCAGCGGGCAAGAGTGCCCGCATCACTCCTTTGATTGAGCGCAGCGACTGGAAGCAGGCGCAGGGTGAGGTGATTGGGGAGATGCAGGCAAGGGCGAAGGGGCTGCCGGAGGCGGGCAAGAAGGCGGCGGGGGAGAAGATTAAGGCGGTGGTGAAGAGGTTCAACAAGCTGGAGGAGCTCATTGACACGAAGTTTGGACGTCTGTTTGAGGGCGTGCGGATTGTGCCGAATGGGAGTCTGGCAGGCGGTGGACTGGCGGCGCAGGTGACGGGCTACGATGCGCAGGGACGCGCCACGGGCGTGGAGCTGGTGGTGGATGCGGCGACGTTTGCGGAAGCGGGCGGCATCACGGATGCGGAACTCGAGCGCGCGCTGAATGAAGAGTGGCAGCATCGGGCGGACCTGATGGTGATGAGCCGGAGCGAGGCGATTGCCTTGGCACGGGACATTCATGCGGCGCAGCCGGGCGTGTTTAACGCGGCGTGGAAGCAGTACTATGCGGTGCAGATCAAAGATGGCAGCATGCCTGCCAAGCCACCGGTGGAGCTGACCGATGACGAGGCGTACACGCTGTACTTTGAGGCGAGCCGGATGATCCGCCAGGGGACGTTTACGAGTGAGAATGCGGCGATCCGTGACGTGGGGCTGCTGCAACGCATGTACCTGATGCTGAGCCGGTACGTGAATTTTGTCAGGCGCGAGATGAAGAAGCTGCCGCAGGACCTGCGCGAGCTGTGGGAGGACAAGCTGACGGCGGCGGAGGCGGTGATGGGCAAGACGAAGGCGGCAGGGATTCGGCTGCAGAAGGAGCATCTGGATGACGTGGAGCCGCCGGAGAGGGCGCAGCCGAAAAAGGCCGCCAAAAAAGAGGAAGTGAATGAGGATGAGGCGGCGCTGGCGATGGCGGCGGATGCGGAGATGGACACGCAGCCAGAGCGGAAGGGTGCGCTGCGGAATCCGGGAGAGAATGCCATTCGTGGGATGGCGGCTATTCCTGATCCGGACAACGGCAAGGAGAATGTGGTGGTGTGGATCAATCGCTACCATGGCCGCATCACGCGGCCGTCCAAGGGCTGGCTGGCGCGCATGGCGCAGGACGGCAAGGACCGCTCAAAAATTGGCGACTGGGATGACATCCGGCAGGCGGAAATCCCGAGCTTTTATGCCGGGCTGGTGTTCAAGAACGGCAACGGCAGCACGCTGGATCAGGCGCTGCAGGAGCTGCATGGCCTGGGGTATTTCCCCGGGGTGGCGGCTGAGGATGTGACCGGTGAGATGCTGGCACGCAAGATCAAGGACGTGATCGGGCGCTACCAGGCCAAGAAGCAGGGCGGAGCCACCACCTTGAAGGACGAGGAGCAGGCGCATTTTGAGCGGATGGAGAAGCAGCGGGTGGAGTTTGAGCGCAGCACGGCGAAGGGGCCGATCTACGTCAAGCCGCATGAGATGCAGCCCGGGGACGTGATGATGGTGAAAGCCGATGACGGCAAGATGCACCGCGTGGAGGTGCTGCGACTCGACAGCGAGCCCGTGCCTGCCGGCGAAGAGTTTGATCCGGATGCCAATCCGGCGCAGTTCATGGGAGCGGACGGGCCGATGGAGATCCGGAGTGTGACGCTCAAGGACGGCACGACGTTTGGCGTGCAGACGATCGACGGTCAGCAGGGGCTGTACGTGGATGCCTTCAGTGTGAGGCAGGAAGGCGACTTTTACGCCGGGCTGAGCGATGCGGTGCAGAATCGCCGCATTGACGACGCGGACGCCGTGCTGCACGTGATGCAGCACGAGGGCATGGATGCCACGACGCCGTTTGCACAGATTGTGCTGGCGATTCAGCAGAACCTGCGGGTGCCGATGCGGCGCGCGCAGAAGATGCTGGCGCAGGTGATGGACACGGAGGCGAACGCCACGGTGTGGACGAATGAAGAGCTGAAGCAGGCGCTGGAGAGTCCGCTGGGGAGTCCGAAGAAGCAGGCAGGGCCGGGGCTGTTTGGGGAGACTTTTGACATGTTTGCGGGTGACAGCCAGAACCGTGGATTGTTGGAGCAGGCTGTCGGGACCAAGGCGGCGGCGGCTGCGTTCAGCCTGGAAGCGGTGAGCGCCAAGCAGCTCGATGATGAGATGGAGAAAGCAGCGCGCAAGGCCAAGCTGACCGCCAAGCAAGCGGCACCCTTGCAAGGGAGTGCCGGCGAGTATGGAACTCAGGACCTGCTGGACGTCACTGCCGGGCCAATGGCGCTTTTCTCACAACCCATCCCGCAAAAGGGCACGTTGTTCAGTGCTCCCAAGCAAGTACTGAAGCGGGCGCAAGAAGATAGCAAAAGCCAACTGCCACCAGTGAGGCCTGATCTGGAGGACTTCCTGCCACCCAAGGGTGAATCACGAAAAGGCCAGTTCAGCAGTGCTATGAAGCAGTGGCGGGTGGCGTTTGACCAATGGAAAGCGCAGTTTGAATCCTGGGTTTCGCAGCAGGGCAAGCTGGGAGCGTTTCTGGCGCCGCCGGTGAAGTCGGCGTTTGGGCCGATGTATCAGCGGGCGAATGTGGTCACGCCGTTGAACGGCGGCGGGTGGCGCATGACGGTGTTTGGTCGCTATGAACCCGATGGAATCACCCCGATGTCCGGCGATTGGGCGGATGGTGCCTGGGTGCCGATCGGGCACGATGAATTTTCTGAGAAGGTGCCGGCGTATGATGCGGCGCTTTCGGGGATGGATGGGGCGGAGTACACGCGCCAGGCGCTGTTCAGTGCGGCGAAACAAGTGCAGCAGACGGGGAGTTTGTTTGGCGAGGATGAGATGAACTTTCTGGGGGACCGGAACACGCTGGGGCTGGGGGAGAGGAAGGGGAAAGACAATCAGACAATCAGACAATCGGATGGGGAGACTGCCGGAGCCGGAGGGGACCAGAGCCGACAGGATGTCGGCTCTCCCAGCCCTGAGCCGGGCTTTGCTTTGGAAGCGACCACGCCGCAGGAACTCAAGGCCGAGGCGGAGCGCAAGGTGCTGCGGGAGAAGCTGCAGGCGCGTGCGGAGAAGCCGCTGGTGGGGACGATGGGGGACATTGGGCAGACGCAGATGTTTGGGGGCGGGGATTTGTTTGCGCAGCCGGGCCGCCCGAGAGGGACGCTGAGCAGTCCGAGGAAGCAGGGGGATGAGACCGGAGCCCAGAACACGCTGAAGCGTGAACAACGTACGGGGATCGATGACGCGGCGCATGAGGCGGCGACTTCGCCGAGGAATGACCTGGAGGAGCCGACGGCGGCGCAGAAGGAGGCGGGGAATTACAAGCTTGGGCACGCGGTGATCGGCGGGCATGAGATCAGCATTGAGAATCCGGCGGGGTCGAAACGCAGGCCGGAGTGGCCGGTGCTGAAGGATCACTACGGGTACCTGAAGGGCACGAAGGGGCAGGACGGGGATCACGTGGACGTGTTTGTGAAGCCGGGGACGCCGGCGGATTATGCGGGGCCGGTGCACGTGGTGCGGCAGAACGTGGTGGAGAATGGGAAAGCCACGGGCAAATTGGATGAGTACAAGCTTTTGCTGGGGTATGAGACCGCTGAAGAGGCGCGGGCGGCGTACCTGCGCAACTACACCAAGGGCTGGCCGGGGCTGGGGAAGCTGACGACGCACACGATGCCGGAGTTTGAGGTGATCAAGCGGAGCGTGTTTGGCGGGGATGCGGGGGCGAGGGCGACGGACAAGGCGCTTGCCAGTCCCCGGAAGCAGGGGCAGGTGACGCCCGAGCAGGATGCTGAATACCTGCAGGCCGTGAAAGACGGCGATGTGGCCAAGCAGCAGGCGATGGTGGATGCAGCGGCGAAGGCTGCGGGGTATGATTCGGGCACGCAATGGCACGGCACCGACTCAAAGGACTTCTCGGCTTTCGAGATTGGAAGGAAGGGTTATCGAGGACTCCTGCTTTCCGTCGATGAAGTAAAATCAAATGGCGTGTTTTTCAGCGAATCTGAGGAAGATGCTCTTGGATATGGAAAGAACGTTCGTCCTTTTGTGCTTAAAACCGGTAATGTGTGGAAAAGCCCGGACCAGTTTTTCTCTTCAAGTAGGATGACAGATAGCCAATCTGCTGAGCTTAATAAAGCCATGAATGACGCTGAGTTTATTCTCGCTCCATCTTTCTACACAGAAGGCGATACAACTTATATCGGCATGGATAATGGCATTTCAAGAACAGAAATTGACCCTGATGGCGATTGGGTGAAAAGGGTATTCATCGACGGAATGGTTGAGTGGTCCAACCTAGATAACCCCGATGTCGTTTCACGAATGAAGCAGCGCGGGTATGATTCCGTGATGGCATATGAGCCAAATGACCAATCTGGAAAATCGTGGTTCGTTACAAGGCCAAACCAGATCAAATCTGCCGACCCCATCACCCGCGATGCCAAGGGCAACGTAATTCCTCTTTCCCAGCGGTTCAATGCGGAGTCTGACAGCATTCTTTACGCGCCACGCAAACAGGCGAAGGCGCTGGAGGTGATGGCGAAGGCGGACTGGGGGCGGATTGACAAGGCGCTGACGGGGCGGCTGGCGACGGCGGTGACGGATGCGGCGGGGTGGATCAAGAAGCAGGCGCTGCCGGGTGAGGCGCAGGTGAACCCTGTGGATGCGGCGCTGGAGCTGCTGGCGGGGTGGAGTGTGGAGGGGCAGGCGGCGATGGGCGGGGTGAAGCTGAAGCCAGCACAGAGGCAGGAGCTCATGGCGCAGACACGGCGGCAGATGCGCCGGTTTTGGAACTATGGGGT